GTATGTGTTTTATTCTGTCGGCCGGCAGATTCGGAATTGTGTGTGTAACATGTATATCACTGTATATTATTCTCCATGAATAATCGTTGTGAGGATTGAATGGATCCCAACGATTCCAGTAAGGCATATCACAGAACAACCATGGTTTGTTTGTATTTTTTAATTCAAGGCATCTAGCGTAGTTTCCTACTGCTAGTCCCCACATGGTAGGTATTCCGTCGGTATCCATGTATTTCTGTAATGGTCTTAGACTGTACCATGCTTTTGAATCATATCCATGACGGTTGTTTATTACATTAAGTTTCACTTTGCAAATTTCCAATATTCTGCAGAACGTTTGTTGTAGATGTCAGAGGGTTTGCTTCTTCCATCTTTCTTGCGTTTGCCTTTCAAATGATCCATGTATTCACCAAGTGGCGAATTTATAAACACATGCACACCCGGTCTGTGTGGATGTCCTTCTGATAAGTTTGTTGTGTGCATTCCGTTTGCTGAATGTTTTTTAACAAGTTGCCAAAAAAGATATGAATCGTGATATTCTATTTCTTCGAACAGACTGTCTGTATTATAAAGTGCTTGCCAGTCTTGCATGAAAAGTTTGTTGTATGTTGATTTTGTATCATACACTACAAATCCACACTCCGGATAAATTTTTTCTCTACCTAAATATGCACAGTAATGATTTTGGGGTAACAGGCTCTCAATAAATTCAAATGGTACAGGTGAGTGGGTAACAACGTCTGCATCCAACCAGATAATTAAATCTGTTGTGCTATTGAGAGCCTCATGTGATACACAATATGATTTATGTGCAAACTTGACAGCGTCCCACAAATATGATTTCTTTTTACCATCTGGACGTAATCCGTGTGCATTTTCATTGTGTTTGTGTCGGTCTTTGAATGCAACCAAATCAGGACATGCTTCATTCAATTTGATCCATTCAACATCGGGATATCCTGGTTGTATGGTGTCACAATAGATTTTTAGTTTGATGTTTTTTGGCCAATGTTGTAAAAATGTCTCAACAAATCGTTTGCCGTACTGTTCCCAGCCTGCATCAGAAAATGTTGTGATTACCGCGATTGAACGTGCCATATGTAGGAGTATTTAAATACCCATATATGAAAGTTGAAATTTTTCGAAACACAGTAAAACGCAGGGGTAAAGGTGCCTCTTTTGAGATGATGAAAGCATGGCGTGAAGGTATTGCCGCTGTGGGCGATGAACCAATTTGGATAGAAGGATCACCAGACAAAGAAAAATGGATGGGTCCTCCTAGAGAAAAAGTGTGTGTTCATTTCGGGTATGGTCCAGACAATGCAGGGGATTTTCTCAAAGGCAACAGACGCAAGATAAGACAACACATGGAACAGCATGGTGGAGTACCAATTGTGTTCGACGGAGGATTATGGACATCATTTGGTAATCGTGCCAGTAATCCTGAAACACACTATTTTAGATGTGGATTATGGTCACCTATGCGTAATGGCAATTTCCTCAATCAAAATTCACCTGGTGACAGATGGCAAAAAATTAAGTCAACTTTTAACATAGATGAAAGACCTTGGCGTAAAGAAGGCAAATATATTTTGCTGTGTACACAACCTAAAGACAACTGGTCAATGGCACAAAAAGATCCTTATGTGTGGGTTGACGAGGTTGTTGAACAACTTAAAGGAGTTACAGACAGACCATTGTTGTTGCGGCCCCATCCTAACCATGCAGACAAGTGTGCAGAAGATATCCGTAAAAGACATCCGCAAATCAAAATAGCAGACATGACAAGAGGTGGAGGAATGTTTGAAGGATACAGATGGACATTCTTAGAAGAACTGAATGATATACATTGTGTAGTCACCCACAATTCAACAGCGGCAGTGGATGCCGCCACATACGGTATTCCTGTATTTTTAACTTCTGATCTGTGCCTTGCTTGGGATATAGGTTCAAATGATCTAAAACAAATAGAAAATCCTGTGATGCCTGATCGAACACAATGGTTACACGATCTAGCTTATGCAAACTGGACTCTGCAGGAAGTGAGAGATGGTACAGTGTGGCGACACATGAAGCCACAAGTTGAAAAATTGATATGAGTGACTTAACTGTAATTTTACCAGCCGCAGGAAATGGTACAAGATTAAATTTACCTTATCCTAAAGAAATACTTAGACTAAACGATCATGAAGCATTAATAGACAGTTCATTCAATTTCTTCAGAGACTATGGACGTAAAGATGTTGACTTTGTTGTAGTAATAAATGAAAACAAAACAGAAATTGTTTCTTATCTTGCCAAATACAAAGACAGATATAATATTTCATTTGTATATCAAAATCCAAATGAGTATGAATACACAGGGGCAATCAAAAGTGCCAAACACCTTTTCGGAGAACACAATATTGTGTTGTTGCCCGACACAATAATGACTTTGAAACCCAACACAGATTTATTTGACACAGTGAAACAGTCGTTGACCGAAACAGGATTTACTTTTTTGTATAAGCAAGAAAATGACTCAAATGTGCTGAAAACAAAAGGAGCATTGTTTGTGGATGACACTGACATTGTAAAATTGTATGAAGACAAACCGGAAACAGGATTTGAAAAATTCAATGCGTTTTGGTGTGCGTTTGCTTTTCGAAAAAGAGCATTTGATGCCTCTATAACATTTATGGAAAAATCCACTTTGAAACAACGTATTAATAACAATGAAATATCACAAACACCTATACACAATTCAAAAGCAATCCAAGTAGAAGATTATGTGGATCTAGGTACGTGGGAAGAAATAAGAAGAGTACTGCTAAATGAAGAAAATAATAAGTGACTGTGACGGAGTATTGCTGGATTGGTCTTTTGCATTTGATGTGTGGATGGCAGAACAAGGATATCAAAAACTGCCTGGAGCAGATGAACATTTTTCACAAACACTAAGATACGCTATTGATGAACAAGAAGCACAAAATCAAGTTTCTAAATTTAACGAATCTGGATCTGTTGGCTATTTGCCTGCTTACAAAGACAGTGTGGAATATGTGACAAAGTTTGCTGAGGATGGATACAGGTTTGAGGTTATTAGCAGTTTGCACATGGACAAATATGCACAAAAATTAAGGACACAAAATTTAAAGCATATATTTGGTGATGTGTTTGATTATATAGATTGCAGTTTAGATTTTAGAAAAGGCAAAAAGGATGTGTTACAAAAAAGATATGCTAACACAGGTTATGTATGGCTCGAAGACAGTGTCGCACATGCTGAAGCAGGAGACGAGATAGGAATGAACACATACATATTTGACCATCCTTACAATAGATCTTATAATGGAAAACGTGTAAAGAACTGGAAGGAATTGTATGACGCCACACATTGAAGCTGAAAAAGGTGATTATGCTGAAACTGTATTATTGCCTGGAGACCCACTTAGAGCCAAGTGGATAGCAGAAACATTTTTCAAGGACCCTGTACAAGTGAACGGAGTCAGAAACTGTTTAGGATACACAGGCACATATGCCAATAAAAAAATATCTGTACAAGCAGGGGGCATGGGAATGGCCAGTAATTCAATATACATTACAGAATTATTTCAGTATTATGATGTACAAAATATTATAAGAGTAGGCAGTTGTGGAGCATTACAAAGAAAAATAAAAGTTGGTGACATTGTGGCGGCAACTACTGCTTCTACAGACAGTGCCATGGGCAAAGATTTGATACCCGGATTTTCATATTCTCCCAGTGTGGATTTTGATTTACTGAAACGTTTTCTTAATAATTGTAAGAATGCCCATGTGGGAGGAATCGTATCTAATGATTATTTTTATCAACCAAATAAAAATTGGTGGAAGCATTGTCAAAAGTACAACATATTAGCAGTAGAAATGGAAACTTACATGTTGTACACACTGGCAGCTCAGTATGGTAGAAAAGCATTAAGTGTGAACACAGTGTCTGATCATTTGGATCCCAATTGGTTAGATTCAAAGAAAAATTTATCATCTGCAGAAAGAGAAACAGGATTTTCAGAAATGATACAGGCTGTACTTGCTATATGATCTGTATTGCTATCCCGTCACGTGGAAGACCAGAATTTCTAGAGAGACTAGTGAAGACAGCACAGGCAACAGCAACTGATTGGAAACAAGTTGTTATCAAATATTATTTGAATGATGATGACCCTGTATTGCCACTATACAAAAAATCACTTAAAAATTTATATCAACAGTATGGTGATTCTGTGCAATGGATTATCGGACCAGATCAAAATACTATACAGAGCTGGAATCAACTGTGTGAATCTACAGAAGCCGACTATTACATGTTGGCCGGAGATGAAATTCAATTCATGACAGATGGTTGGGATCAAAAAGTCAAAGAAACAAAAACACAATACCCAGACGGAATTTTTTGTATGGCAGTGTATGACGGTAGAGAAAACAGAGCTGAATTACAATTATGCACACAACCAATCATTACCAAAGAATGGCGTGAAGCATTGGGTTATTTTTGGGCACCTTTCCTATGGCATTGGCACGTGGATCATTACACAGGAGAACTGGCAAAAGCAATTGATAGATTTGTGTTCCGCAAAGATATCTTTATCAAGATCAAAAAAATGAAAGACAAAACAGCAAAACGTATGCGTGGTCAAGGAGTGTTTGATCGCGATGAATGGGTGTACAACAAACACAAAGAATTATATTTTAATTTTGATGTCAAAAAACTCTTGGACAAAATTCAAAATTAGTATATAATTGCGTTATGGATATCACAACATTATTCCCACTATTTGCTCCTTCGACGGGGATTAGCATTTTGCTTGTGTACGGGTTGTTTGCGTTTGCGATGACCTACTACTTTAGTCGAGGATACAACGACAACAAAACATCTTTCTTAGTAGCAAGACGTGAACTTGGCACATTTCAAGGCTCCCTCAGTGTGGCAGCCGCTTGGTTATGGGCACCAGGATTATTCATATCTGCTCAACAGGCATACGTGAATGGACTGGTAGGTTTATTTTGGTTCTGTCTAGGCAACTTCCTTACACTGGGAGCATTTGCCTATTTTGCCAAACGCATCAGAAACAATGAACCAGAAGGCTTTACATTTTCAGGTTATCTACGCGAACGTTTTTCAGGCAGAGTACAAAGTCTATTTGTAGTTGAAATGATGTTGTTGGCAACTTGTGCCTTTGCAATTAATCTATTAGCAGGATCAAAAACAGTTGAAGTACTCACAGGAGTAGACTACACACTAGCAACATTTTTAATGGCAGGGGTGGCAATACTGTATTCATTCAGAACAGGGTTGAAAGCAACTGTGATCACAGAAATAATCAAAATTATTGTTGTGTGGATTGGTGTATTAATACTAGTGCCATGGGCAATTTCTAGTGCAGGTGGCTGGGACGTTGTTGCCGCAGGTATTGGTGGAAAAACAGGATTAGGTGGACAGATATTTGGTACATCATTTGCATGGGGCATATTCACTGGATTTGGTGCGGCCGCTTTCCTTGGACACTTGGGTGGACCATGGGGAGATAATTCATTTTATCAAAGAGCATTTTCTATCAAGATAGGATCAATCATACCGGCGTATATTATTGCTTCATTTGTGTTCATTGTGATTCCAATCTCTATGGGACTGCTAGGCTTTTTGGCCGCAGGATCGGGATTAGATATTCCAGGTAACATGGTAGGCACAACCAATGCAATCGTAATAGGAACTTTCCTACCACCGATAGCATCAATTATATTTGCGTTTATGATATTTGCTGGTTTGGTTGCAATACTTGATTCACAGTTTGCATCAGTGGCCAACATGACTGGACACGATGTATACAATCAATTCAAGAAAGGTAGTCCTATCAGTTCTGCACGTTATGGCATGATTGCTTTAGCAATAGCGGGTCTTATAGTGGCAAATATACCGGGTATGCAGTTAGTGTATCTGTTTTTATTCTTTGCTGTTTTACGTGCATCTGTGTGGTTACCATCGATGATTGCAGTGTTAAGACCGCAATGGATTACAGAACAAGGAATGTTTTGGGGAATACTAATACCAGCATCTATAGGTGAAGTCTTATTTGTTGCAGGCAAACTTGGTTACTCAGACACAGCATTCATGGGAACATTGATTGCAATCTTTGGATCTCCGGTACTGACTTTAGTGCTCAGTAAATACGGAAATGCAACGAATAAAGGGTAACATATATCTAACTCAATTTTCAATTGCAGTACAAGATCAATTTGTATACTTTCCTTACAGCATAGGTTGTGTCTGGGCCTATGCTGAACAGGTAGGAACTGTAGAAAGATCACAATTGGGTGGTTTATTCTTTGTTAAAGAACCTATAGAAAAAATAATACTCAAATTTTACAATCCAAAATTAGTAGGCTTCAGTAATTACATGTGGAATGAAGTCTACAATGACACACTTGCTAAAGAAATAAAAGCACGTTGGCCGGAATGTATCATCATGTATGGTGGGCCACAAGTACCAGACAAAATCACTGATTGGCATGATGAACATGAATTTGTTGATATATGTGTGCATCAAGAAGGTGAAATTACTTTCAATGACATAGCATTAGGCAAAGCAAATAAAGATATTGCCGGAATTACTTACAATGAAAATGGCAGGTGGACACAGACAGGACCAAGTGAGAGAATTATAAATTTAGAGGACATACAAAGTCCATACTTGTCGGGCCTGTTTGACAATCTTGTACAAGAAGGTTACAGCATAAATGCTATTGTTGAAACTGATAGGGGGTGTCCTTATAAGTGTACATTTTGTGACTGGGGAGGAACAACATTTAGTAAAGTTAAAAAATTTGATTTGGATCGTGTGTTTGGAGAAATAGAATGGGCAGGCAAAAATAAAGTTGAAATGCTAAATTCATCGAATGCAAATTTTGGAATATTCAAACAAAGAGACAGTGCCATTGTTGATAAAATTATTGAAGTAAAACAAAAATACGGATATCCAAAACTGTTTGAAACCTCTTGGGCAAAAAATTCTAACAGAGATGTTCTTGAATTGGCTATGCGTTTAGACAGCGAAGGTTTGTTAAGAAAATTCGGCGTATCTGTACAAAGTACTGAACCTAGTGTTTTGAAAAAGATCAAACGTTCTAATATGAAAATTAACGAGTTTGATGATATTTTAGTAGAAGCAAAAGAACATAATATTGCTGTGATGGTTGAAACTATTGTAGGATTGCCCGGCGAAAGTTATGAAACATACACTAACAATTATATTGCTTTACTTAAACACACAAACGTATCAGTTGATTCATACCCTTTAAGTTTGTTAAACAATTCGGAAATGTTTTTTCCGGAATACATTGAAAAACATAAAATTGAATGGAAATGGGTAGACAACAGTTTTGGAGAACACAACATTGAAGAACGTGATAGACAAGTTATCGCAACAGAAAGTATGCCAACAAAGGATATGCAAAAAGTTTGGCAATGGATTTGGTGTATTAGATTAGGTCACATGTTAGGAATAACATATGATATAGCAAACACATTGAAAGAAGAAATAGGCATTACATACAAAAAGTTTTATGAAGATTGGTTACAATACATACAAACCAGTTTTGATATTCTCAATGAACAATTTATAATATCTAACAAATATTTGCGTGAACACAAATACAATCATTACCTTTACCATTATGATTTTATTTCTACACTGTGTGACACAAATAGAAATAAACTGTTAAATGACATTGGAAATTTTATAGAGCAATATTATCCAGAGGTTGACAGTAACAAATATTGTAGTATATTTGATATGTATTACTATAATCCACAGATACAATATCCTACAACAATGAATGGGTATGTTGTAGAACATGCAGGATTAGGAGATATGAATAATTTTGCTTCTTTTGTTGGACTAACAAGAAAGAAACAAGGATGGCGATGCAAGATCAGGAAGATATAAAAAAGTTATTGATCGTGACAGGCCCACAAGGATCTGGAAATCATCTCTGGGCAAAAATATTTTCGATGCACGCCTCTGTAGAGGGGTGGAATATGATGCGTGAAGAATGGCAAGGGCATCATGAGGAACCGTTTAACGAATATTGGCAAGAGCCGGAAAAATTAAAGGATTTAGACATAAGTGAGAAACGTAATTTTGTTACATCTATTTCATGTCCATACTTCAAGGACAAGAAACCACAGATCCCGCAATACGCAAAATTTATCAGACACGCAAAGAAAAAGTTTGATAAAGTGGTTGTTTGCATTATAGGTAGAGACAGAGACATATTAAAAATACAACAAACAAGAGTACGCAAAGAACATACAACGCCCATGGCTTTGGATGAATTTGAACGTTTTGACAAGACAGTGTGCAAAGGATCTTTAGAAGGAGTTGACCAATTTGTAGGTGCTGAAAACACACAATATGCTTCAACAGAATTACTTTACCTGTATGGAGGACAGTATCTAAAAACATTACAAAAAAATTTAGACTTTCCTGTTGGTTGGCACTATGAAACATTACTCAAAGATTATTTGAAGAAAAACACAAATGCCAAATATCTTAAAGAAATAGAAAAAGGTGACTTTGATGATGAAGTTGCTGAGGCGTCAAGCAGATCCTAATTTATTTTTTTGTCCGTGGAAAAAAATTCGAGCATTATCGTTCTCCATTGCAATCACATCCAGCGAATATTCATAACACAAATCTCTCAAATAACTTTTACTCCAAGGAAAAAATGTTACACCCTCTGCAACAGGATTTGTATGCCCTACTCTTGAACCAGGATTGAACCGCCCAAAAAAATGACCTTTGTTTTTAAGATGACTCACGGATTTTGCAAATTGTCTACGCACCATAAACTCAGATCCAAAATTGATACTGCCTAATGCAAGTACAATATCCCATTCTTTTGTTCCACAATTAAAATTTTCAATGCTGACTTTCTCGTCTGCTTTGTCATTGTATGGATCTATACCATATAGATTAGGCACCTTATCTTTCAGATCATTAAATCCACATCCTACGTCTAGCACAGATTTAGGCTCAAGTTTGTTAATTTTGTCAACAAGACTCCAACCACTGTGTTCAAACTTGGTCCAATCTGGTTTCCAAATGCCAGAAAAATATTGTTCTACTGCATCGCTCATATTAATATTGTAGCATTTTATTGTGAATTGTCAACAAATGCATATGATGTAAAACCACCTTCTTTGGTTACTTTTAACACATTGTTTACTCGTCCTTGCAGTTCATCTCGGTGAGATATCAAATAGATGTTCTTGTGTCGCTCTCTGCAAATTTGTTTCAAAATCTTGATTGCATTTTCTACGCCTGCGGTATCCATGCCTGAATCAACCAGTTCATCTATAAACAATGTATTCACACTGTGATACAACATTTCCCACACATCACGGAATGCCCAGCATAAACTTAGAATCAATCTGTTGCGTTCGCCTCTGCTCAAATTATCAAAATCCAAATCCCTACTCATCTCTGTTATTTCCACACTGAGATCTGATTGGAATACAACTTCATGAGGCAGTCCTGTTTTGTCTAAGTAAAATGCAAGACGTGAATTCAAATAAGTTAAGTTTTGATCAATCACTTTTTTCCTTATGAATGAATCTTTGGAAGTCAACAGTTTGTACATGAATTCTTGATGATCTTGTAGTTTACGTAGATTGTTCATTTTGTCATATGACACTTGCTGTACTGCTGAAGATTTTAATTCAGCAATCTGTTCTGCATATGGATCATTTTCTTTTGTTTTTGTTTCAAGTTGTTGCCCCAAGTATTCTACTGTGCTTTCATGTTTGTAGGCCTCTTGTGCAGTTTCATAGTATGTGTCTGGTTGATCAAGATCACCTATGGTGCCTATTTTTCCGCTCAGTCTTGTTTCTTGTGCAACTAATTCTTCCACATAAGTTTCAAATTGTTTTTGATCGTCTTGATATTTTTGTACAAGTGCTTGATGTTTGTCGTCTTCCATTGTGGCACCGCATGTTGGACAAAGATTGTCTACAGTTTTTTCTATGTTTTCTAATATGTCTGTGAGTTGTTTGGTTGATTGTTTTATTGCTGTCTGCACAGTTGAAAGTTCACGTTCCCAAGTTCTTTTCTTGTTGTAGTTTTCTCTGTATGAATCTAATCGTTTATGTCGATCAATCTCGTCCTGTATGTCCACTTTCATTAATTCTTCTAATGATTGTGCCAGTTTGTCTATTTCTTCTTTTTGTGTGTTGGCCCAAGCACTACTTCGTATGTTTAAAGTATCAATAGAAGATTGTATTTTTTCATTATTGCGTTCCAATTGATCCAAACGTATTTCTTCTTCTTTGATTACTTCTTTTGTTTCTTTTAGTTCTTCTTTCAGTACTTCTGCTTTTTCAGACAGCACAGTGATTCCTAGCAGTTGTTCAATAATATCTTTTTGTTCTGCCGCTTTCAAACCAAAGAATGGAGGTGAATATGTGTGCAGTGCCACAATGTTTTGGAACATGATGTGACTCATGCATAATATTTTTGTGATGTCTTTTTGTGTTTCACGTGAATCGCCCTGTGCTTCGTCATTTATTTCTTCAACACCATCTACATAAAATTTAATCAGTGCTGGTTTTCTGCCACGTTCGATTTTGTATTTTTTGCCGTTTATTTCAAACTCACAAGACACCAACATATTTTTGCCGTTGGTCTTGTTAACAAGATTGTCACGTTTTATATTTGTAAGTGCATCACCAAACAGTGCAAATGATAGTGCATTTAGAATAGTTGTTTTGCCAGTACCATTTCTTGAACCAGCATCATCACCACCTAGGTCTATGTTTTGCCCTAGTACCAGTGTTAAGTCATGTCCCTCGAAATCCAATGCTTGGGTAACATTACCCACACTCATAAAGTTTTTAACAGTCAATGACTTAAATTTTATCATAAATTTTTGTATATCTCTAATAGTAAGTTGCTGTCATAATGATCTGAATCAACTGCCATGATTTGATTATGCACAATTTCATCTATTGACTCAAATGCTTGTGGAACTTCAGTTGAGTCATACTGCGTCATATCTCTTTGTTGTATGAATGTCATTTCACGCAGTTTGTATTGTCGCATAAAAGTATCTTTTACAAAGTTGGAATCTTCATATGTAATATCAGTGTCTATGTCTACACGCACATATGCATTCTTCTTTAGTATGGATGAGTTGTGTAGCAGTTCACTCAGTGATGCTGTCTGATACTTAGGACAGTCAGTCCAATCATGATAGATAGGATCGCCACCATGCTCCAGTTCCATCCATCCACGAGCAAAATCATTTGCATCTGAATAGTTGTGCGGAAATGAATTACCTATATAATGGATGTTGGATTTTACTTGCCTTTTGTGGAAGTGTCCTGAAAACACATAGTCATGATGTTGTAAATGTTCTGCTCGCAATTCATTAGTGTCAGGCATTGACACCATTGCATTCATTAAGAAATGGGGCAACTCAAAGTGACCAAACACGTACGGCATTGATTTGGCCTCTTTGAGTTCCTTCCATTCTTCACCAACTAACCACGGGATAAACGCACAATCCTCTGTGAAGTATGGTTCGTGAATAATTTCTAAGTTGGGAATATTTTTTGCCCATTCAACTGAATTGACAACTCTGGAATCTTTGAAATACAAATCATGATTACCCAATATGAAATAAGTTTTTTCAAATGCCTTTGCAAGTTTTTCTAGTGATCGTAATGAGTATCCAAGTGTGTCTATGTTGATAGTTGCTCTGTGATGATGCCAGTCACCCATGAATATGAATGTTTCACATCCTTTGGATTGAGCATCCTCAATAAACCAATCAACAAATCTCTCACAGTCTTGATTGAACTGTCTTGAGTTGCCCTTGTTGCCGAAATGTATGTCAGTGAAAACGGCCGCACGTTTAAATGTCTGCATATAAAATTATTTTACTATATTATCTAAAGTGTGTCTAGTCTCTTTTTACGTTCTTCTTCTTTTTGATCTTCTAGTTTTTGTAATTCAACTTGTTTCAGTTCGTGTTCTATCTGTCTGGTATGCGATGGCATCAAACCATTCTCTTGCAGTATGTCATCACGCAGTGCCTGATTTTTCTTTTCCACATTCAGTATTCTTGTGAATGAATTTGTGATGGCCGCTGTGTAATAAGCAAACGGATTTTCTGATTTAGATTCATCAAACTGCAAACCAATCTGTGACAGTTGCATCAGTGCTTGTCCTTGCATTTCGTCATTGTATGTGTATCCACGCCAGTTACCTCTGGTACCATATCTTTGTACCAGCAACAGGAACATTTTGGCCAACTTAGGAGTCATGGCGCCATGGTCAACTGAAAAATGTCCATTCTCCATGCCACCTTTCCAGTGGGATTTGCCTACCAGTATCAATTTGTCTTTGTTGTTGTAACGCCAATGTTGGAATGGAGGAAAGTTACACTTAACCTTTGATTCTGCTATGTTTTTTGGTTTTGCTTTTCTGTTTGAATTTGGCACATGATCAAATGTCATGACCCTAAAAACCAAGTCTTGTTTTGTAATGGTCTTTGGATTGATTTTTTCACCAGTTGCTTTTTCCATTTTTTTGACTCTGTTACGTCTTGCTTCTGCCACTGACCTGATATTGATTTTTTTCAACTCAGGCACAATAACATCAAAGTCACTGTCTTCATCTGAAATGTATGAACTGTATTTTTTCTTTGACTTGTGTATTTCCAACAGCAAGTCTCTGTTGTTTAAGTATTTGTTTCTAGCCATATCATTATTATAAACTACTGTGTTAATTTATGCAATAAATATCTTTGTATGGGAAAATTCACTAGAGGATTACAAAATATCGGCAGCTTAGTGCGAATAGCAGGCACTGGTGGAGTAAATGCCGTGCAATCAAGACTGGCACAGGCAGGTTTATTTCCTGGAGGTATATCAGGAGCCAGTAGGAAACCTTTGGCATCAAATGCTGGTTCGCCCTCATCCACAGGTGATTGGGCAGTCAAATTAACACTTGCAAGACAGACATATTCGGACTTGTTTGGAGCATCGCCACTGTCGGCAGGATTGACCAGCGGTGAAAACGGCATGCGATTTCCAACCACACCGTTTATTAATTTACAGCACACAGCAAACTACAATCAAATTGCAGTGATGCATAACAATTATCCTTATCAAGCATATCAAAATTCACAAGTGGCACAGATCACAATATCAGGTGACTTTCCTGTGCAAGACCAAATGAGTGGTTTGAGATGGCTGTCAACAGTCCATTTTTTACGAACAATAACAAAAATGTATTACGGTGGGGAATTGAATACAGGCAATCCACCTCCGGTAGCTAGGCTCAACGGGTATGGAGATCATGTGTTTAACAATGTGCCTTGTGTGGTCACAGACTTTACAGTTGAATTCAGACAAAATGTTGACTATATTTCTATTTCAGTGCCAACTGGAGGAGGCAGTCCGTTGAACGATGTAAGGAGACCAGATGCTTTTGGAGATCAGGATTTGAGAAGACCAGATGCATTGAGTTTTGGTGCGGCAGGATTATCGCAACTAACATCGGATCCATTACAGGCTAAAGAATCAGGGCCGATTAATAAAGTGCCTACAGATTCACTTATCACAGTAACAGTAATTCCTGTATACTCACGTAACAAAATTTCAAATCAGTTTGATCTTAAATCATTTGCTAACGGGGATTTAACAAATAAAGGATTCATTTAATGGCAAATTATGAAAATTCATCGCCCTATTTTGATACTCCGCAAGGAAGAGAAACATTAGGTTTATTGAACAAAAGATTATTTGAGTTCATGCAGGATGATGTATTGTACGAGATTGATTCCTTCTACGAACACAGACCAGACCTGTTAAGTTATGACTTGTATGGAACGCCTAAGTTATGGTGGTGTTTTCAGCACCGCAACATGGACACAATAACAGATCCAATATGGTCATTCACAGCAGGAACCTTAATTCGTATTCCTAAGAAGTCTACATTAGAAGAATACTTGGAAATTTAAAGTGGCATATAAAACAGTTACAGGTAAAGGCAACGCCAACGAATGGCAACGATCCTCCAAAAAAACTCAATATTCTGAGAAACTTGTTGGTGCCGGTGTATCATCTGAAAAATCTAAATTTTTAAAAAATTTGGCTAGCGATCTGTCGCAAATTTATGGAATAGTATCTGGTGGTGTAGATGGCGTGTTAGGAGCAATAGGTGACAAGTTTGCATCAGTACAACAAGATAGTGAAGGCAACATATTCAAAAACCCTGGAGATACTACAAAGATACCTCCGATGATCACAAAAGGCAGTTATAAAGCTGCCGGGGGCGGAGTTCTCAAAGATGCAGATGGATTCAAAGTAAAAAGTGGCAGTGGACCTATCACTTATGGAGATGGACCATCATATGGTACAGCCAGAGGCATCAACATGCGAGACATAGCAGGAGAACTTAACACAAAAGGAAATGCCTTATCAGACCCTAGAGTCAAATCACGAATGGGTTCAGGCGAAGCACAAGAGTTTGTAAATTCAACCAACAACTTGGCCTCGCGGAGATACATGGGTGCTAGGGGCAATCCTTTGTTAGATTTCGAGACAATGAACTATGTTATAACCTTAAGTTGTGTTTCCAAACAACAATTTAACAGTGGGTCATACAGAAGAAATCCAGGAGTTGTAATTGCTAAGACAGGTGGTAAAGGAAGACAAGGCACAGGCCCATTATCATATGATTATTATATTGAAAGATTAACAGTAAGAAGCACTGTTGCTCCTACCCCTAATGCTTTTGCCACTAATGCATACCAAATATTTTTTGACATAACAGAACCATTAGGAGTCGATTTGATTCCTGCTCTTATACAAGCCGCGATGCAACAAGGATATGAAAATCATTTATCCGCAGTGTATGTGTTGAAAATTGAATTTGTCGGCAATGATGACAATGGTGTGCCACGTAAAATTTCCGGAACTACAAGATATATTCCTTGTAGGCTGTTTAAAGTTGATTTGGATATTGATGAAGGAGGCGGAAGATACAACATACAGGCCGCGCCTTACAACTATATACAGCAACTAACAGCATATGACAAACTAAATGAATCCGTAATTCATACTGGAACCGATGTACAAACTTTAGTGCAAAATTTCTTTGTTGGATTAAATGAAAATTATAAAGTAAAAAAGGATGATGACAAAGTTGTTGTCAAACCTCACTTGTATGAATTTGATATCGAAGGATCCTCTGCAGACATAATAAAATCTAAATTAGGATTTGGTGATCCCGGAGCATCGGCAAATCAGGCAATTAACACATCTCCTGCAGGTGGTCCAGGGGGCGGTGATTCTGCTTCACGTAAAGTCACAGCTCAAAAAGGAACATCTATTGTGGAGTATCTTACTCATGTAGTACAAAATTCTAAATTTATATTGAATCAGTTTGATGCTTCGAATGATTCAACAGATGAAATTTATAGCACGATCAAAATAATGCCTAGCACAGAAATAATAGATTTGGATAACGGATTAGGCGAGCCGCAATACAAATTTAGCTATTCACTTAGACAACAAAAGATTGCAGTAGAGTCAAGCGATGTATCGCCAGTTAGAACTTACAATTATATCTACACAGGCGAAAACAAAGATGTGCTTAATCTAGATATAAAATATCAGTTTGCTTATTTCCAACCAGGCAGATACTATGATGCCATGCAAAATAAACTTAAAAACGATGACGATAATTTAGAGGAAGAAAGCACATCTAATCAAGGTCCAAGTTTTGATGATAATTCTTTAGGCAAAGGTGGAACATCAGCGGCAAAAGTGCCAACAGCACAAGAATCTACTGACACTGCAAATCCAGATGCTCCTGCGGCCAATAGAGAAATGGCAGATGTATTCAGACAAATTTTAGAAGATCCTGCCGCAGATTTAATTGTTGTGGATCTCACAATATTAGGAGATCCTTACTGGATTGAACAAAAAACACTTAATCCTGGCAACAATCAAATGACATCGGATGGACAAACAGAACCAGACGGGTCTGTATCTCCAGATGCAAATAATATTGTAGTACAATTGAATGCAAGATATCCTTCTGATATTAATGACGACACAGGATTGATGAGACTTAATTTGTCTGCTTTTTTCCAAGGAAAATTTAGAGTAATATTATGTGAGTCTAATTTTGAAGGTGGTGTTTTCCAACAAACAATTACAATGACAAGATTCAGAGAACAAGAAAATGATAAGAAATATATTTCCCCAGCAAAAGGAATCGCACCATTTGCTGGCTCAGGTAATGCTCCTGCTACAAGAGGACTTTCAAACAGTTTGAATCTACAAGGTGGATCCTTTAATGACGATGCACTAGGCAGATCTACTAGAAATGTAAGTTACAAAAACAAAAACAATAGAGGACCAAACGGTTACGTATCCATAGACAAGATAGCTAATAATAATAAAAAGAGAAAAAACAATAAGGTATTACGTAGATTAAATCAAGGATTAGGATTATAGATGCCACAGCATAAAAGAGAGTTCAATCCAATGTCACCTTCAATGGGTGTATACATAGGCACAGTAATGAACTCTGCTGATGTAAACAGATCCGGCCGATTGGAAGTTTCTATCCCTGCCTTACAAACACACAAAGACGTTCCTGATAGAGCTGTAGCTGACGTCACATACACAGTGAGATACTGTTCACCCTTTGCTGGCCAAACTCCTGTGCGTGATGCAAGAGGTACCAACAGTGGAGACTTTCATGCTACACAAAAGTCATATGGTTTTTGGGCAGTGCCGCCAGATATAGGTACACAGGTGCTTGTGATGTTTGCCAATGGAAATGTCAATGAAGGGTTTTGGATAGGTTGTGTGCCAGACATGCAGATCAACCACATGGTGCCAGGATTAGCATCATCGCCACGCAGTATTGAAGAAGGTGGAGGCGGTCCTGGAGGAGGCGATGCACAAAAACGATTTGGTGGATTAGGCATTGAAGATTTACCTGTGGCAGAACCAAACAGAAAAATTACAGACGATGCTGTAGGCATCAACACAGATTATGCTACCGATAACAGTGCAAAATATAGACCGGTGCACACACCCTTGGCAGAGTCATTGTTGGCACAAGGATTGATCAAAGACAAAATAAGAGGCATCACCAGTTCGTCAGCGAGACGTGAAACACCTTCACAAGTGTTTGGCATCAGCACACCGGGTCCTATAGACTTCGAAGGGCAGTTTGCGGCTCCTAACACAGACTCTGTAAACAGACATGGAAAAATAGGAGAAAAATTTGCACACTCAAGATTGGGTGGACATTCGTTTGTAATGGATGATGGTACTCCTAGTGTACAAGGAAAAACACCTATCGAAAATGAATTGATAAGATTTAGAACACGCAAAGGTGCTCAAGTATTGTTGCATGATTCAGAAAACACTGTGTACATCATAAACAGCACAGGCACAGCATGGGTAGAACTGTCAGAAGATGGCAAAATAGACATGTATGCAGATGAGTCTTTCAGTGTGCATACCATTGGTGATTTCAATCTTAGAGCAGAACGTGATATTAATATAGAAGCGGCCAGAAACATCAACATGAAAGCCACAGGGCAAAACAAAACAGATCAATTTATAAATTCAAATGAAGACATTGTGACAGGTAGAATACACATTGATGCCAACGAAGATATTGAGATGCTGGCACAAAAAGATGTTGCTGTTAAATCAGAAGAACAAATGATATTTGAAGCACAAAAAAACATGCGATTGCAAACTAGAGATGATTTTTCTTTGTATGCACAAAATTTTGCAGAAATTGAAGTAGGCAGTGCTTCAGCCAGTGATAGTTCCGGCACTGGTACACTACAGCTGAGAGTAAAAAATAATTTCAACACTTTCATAGGAAATGACAGTAAAAGTTATGTTGGTAATGATAATGTACTAGAGGTTGCAAATGACAACAAAATTTTTGCCGCCAATGATCATTTGGTAAACACAGCAAGTGAAATACATTTTAACACTTCAGGCAAAGTTGTATCTGGTGTGGTTGGAGCAAACATTGTGGTAGAAAATGTTGTTGGTGATGAAGGAGAACGTGTTCAACAATTAAGCACATTTGAAAATGTAATTGTGCCAGAAAGTATAGACAAAACAGTAAAAGAAATTAAAAGACAATCTATTATGAAACGTGTGCCAACAGCAGAACCTTATGCTGAACATGAAAACAAAAGAAAAGTTGTATTCAATAATATTGTGTCAGTAGACAAGTCGGGAATATTGTTCACAGACAGAGAACTTACAGACGAAAGATTTACAGAAACACCTGACAATGAAGATGCTCAAGCAAGGAGAGGTGTGTAATGCCGGGAGTATGCAGAGACAACGATGCGGCAGGTGGTGATTTAGTTCCATCACAGACCACAGTAATAGCTAATGGCGAAGAAATAATTGTGAATGGTGATACAGTGGCCGCACATGGACTTGCTCCACACTTAGAACAGACCATAGTGGCCGGGTCCAATGCAGTATTTGTTGGCGGCAAAGCAGTGTGTAATGCTGGCGATGTTGCGTCAGTGTGTGGCGAGGCTGCCACAGGTTCCAGTGATGTGTTTGTAGGATAAGTAATAGTATGGCTGATCAAGATATATGTAAAAAATGCAATACACCGTCACACTGCACTGGTGAATCTCCTGTAATGAAAGAGTTTGCCATGTCCGCTGAGGGTACAGATGCCGATAGATGTTACAAATGCGATTGCGTTCAATGTGATGGTTCGGCTATTGTAAAATAGTTTTATGGCAGTAAAAAACTTCAATGAAGTAAATTCAACCACACAAGGTGTGTCTAACACAAGAATATTTCGAGGACACAGTTCTGTTGGCAGAGACTTTGCTGACACTAAACTATATGATATAGAATTAGTCAAACAAGATTTACTCAATCATTTCAATATATTAAAGGGCGAAAAACTGGAAAATCCAGACTTTGGTACAAATATTTGGTTATATTTGATGGATCCGTTGGATGATGAAACCAGAAACGCTGTGATTGAGGAAGTTGAAGCGATTGTAAACTATGATCCACGTGTTGAAATGGACAGCATAGAAGTTAACGATTACGAACAAGGACTACAAGTAAAAGTGTCAGTTGTGTACACTGGATACGGATTAGGTGAATCTATGGACTTGTTATTCGACTCACAGCAAGGATTATTGGCTGGTCCTTCAGAAGTTTACACTGCGGCCTAATCATAAACTCAGCACTTTTTAAAAACTATAAATATTATTATGCCATCTAATGATAGACAGAACTCTCTACTTGTAAATGACACTTGGCAGAGAATATACAGAACGTTTTCACAAGCGGACTTTAAATCTTATGATTTTGATACCATAAGACGAACACTGATTGATTACCTTAGATTAAACTATTCAGAGTCGTTCAATGACTACATCGAATCATCAGAATATCTTGCACTGATTGATTTGATTTCTTATGTGGCACAATCTATTTCATACAGAGTTGATCTAAATGCTAGAGAAAACTTTATTGATCTTGCTGAACGTAAAGAGTCAGTGTTAAGATTAGCAAGACTCATATCATTTCAACCCAAAAGAAATATTTCTGGATCAGGACAACTAAAAGTTACCTCGATCACAACCACTGAGACTGTGTTAGATGCAAATGGAAACGATTTAGCAAACACTCCGATACTTTGGAATGATGTTACAAACACAAATTGGCAGGAACAATTTAATGCTGTGCTTAACTCTGCTCTTCCAAGAGCACAAACAGTTGGAAAACCACAATCAACAGGAACTGTTGGTGGAATAACAACAGATCAATACAGATTAAACTCTAGTAATATTGGATTGCCAACACAATCATTTTCTCGCAACATCAACGGAATAGCAATGGATTTTGAAATTGTGCCTGTTGCATTAGACGATGGATTTGTTATAGAAGAAAATCCAGTGCCAGGCAATTCACTTTCTTTCTTGTACAAAAATGATGGAAGAGGATTTAGTTCTAATTCAACTGGTTATTTCTTCACATTCAAACAAGGAGAAATGAACAGCACAGACTTTACTATCGATTCACAACTTCCAAACACTATTGTGACTGTTGAAGAAAACGGAATCAATAACGATGATGTATTCTTGTTCAAACTAGACCAAAACGGATTGTTAGAACAAGCATGGACCAAAGTGCCTGCTATCACAGGCAACAATGTGATATACAACACATTGGCCAACAATATTACTAACCAGTATGCTGTGGTTACAAAAACAAATGATCAAATTGATCTTGTATTTTCAGATGGCACATATGGAACAATGCCTGTAGGAAACTTCCGTGTGTTTTACAGACAAAGTAACGGACTGACATATAGAATTCAAACAGGAGACATGCAAAATATTTCATTTGATGTCGAGTATGTGTCACGCAATAATCAAATCAACACATTAACCGTGACAGCATCACTCACAAGCACAGTGACTAATGCGGCTCAGTCTCAAAGCATAGTGGACATCAAAACACAAGCTCCTCAAGTGTATTATGCCAACAACAGGATGATTACTCCAGAAGATTATCAAATTATTCCTTTGACACAAAATCCTTCATTGGCAAAAGCAAGATCACAAGTGAGAGCTATAAGTGGTACTTCAAGATTTTTAGATGTTACAGATCCAACAGGAGTTTACTCAGAAACTGATATAGTGGCTGATGATGGAATGGTGTACAGAGACATTGTTACTGAATCATTTGATTTTTCATTCACAACAAGGGATGATGCAAGAAAAGTTATTACTAGTTCTGTTGCAAACATATTTGAATCCAGTTCACTCAAACAATTTTATTATGATAATTTTCCGAGACCACAAATTTCTGGACTTAAAACTTGGAAAAAATCGACACAGACTGGGAATCAAGTCACAGGTTACTTCCTTGCAGAAGGGGCAGATTCGAGTGTATTAGCAGTTGGCACATCTAGTGTGTCTAATCTGCAATATGTGACAGAAGGTGCATTGTTAAAGTTTGAGCCAACATCTGGCAGTCACTTTATGACTGAACTAGGCACACAGATGTCTGGTGCGCCTGGCCATCCTGGCAGTGCTGAAATAATGTGGACAAAAACTATCAGTGTTGAGGGTGATGGGTCCAATGGCGGACAAGGAGAACTAGCTGATGGTACTGGGCCTATTGTGTTATCGGATCTTATTCCTACTAATGCAGAACTTAAAGAAATTATTCCTAAGTATGTAGACAGTATCTCTACAACATTAGAAACTGCTATCATAGACAAAGTAGTTGCATTCAAAAACTTTGGACTAGGATACAACAACACAACCAGAGCATGGTATGTAATTGATGATGACAACTTGAACACTGGAGATTTTGATTTATCCTTTGCGGAAAACAAAACAAGTGCAAGTTTAGATGCATCTTGGTTGATAAGATTTTCTACCAATGGATTGACGTACACAGTATTCAACAGAGCAACACAATACATATTCCAAAGTTTTTCAAGAAATAAATTTTATTTCGATGAGTCAGTAAAAGCAATTGATCCTGAAACAGGCTTGGTTGTAAAAGATTCAGTCACCATTTTAAAATCCAACACAAAACCTGATTTTGTATCAAATTTGACATTTGATTATAAATGGCAGATTGTAAAAAATATTGTTGGTGCAGATGGATATTCCGATACACGCAAAATACAAATAGGATTATTTGACGGTGATGATGATGGAGTGGTAGACAATCCTGATTTATTTGCTCTTATTGTTTCGCCCACAACAGACATTAATGAAAAATACGTATTCTTTCAAACTGTGACAGTAAACGGATTTGAGCAATTGAATCCAATTAACAATACAGAGTTTGTCACAGTGCCAAAAGAAACTGATATCACTAATCCTGCCATTTATGCAGATGGACAAAAATTTTATTTTTATCAAGACGACGAATTCAAGACATACAATTCAACTACAAAACTGTTAGAGGAACTGACAGGATACACTGCTAAACTGGGCAGACAAAGTTTGATTTACAGATACAATCATGGTGCTCCTAGAGACAGACGATTAGATCCATCAGTGAGTAACATTATAGACTGTTATGTGATGACAAAATCATATGATATAGATTTCCGTGCTTGGTTAAATGCAAATCAATTGACAGCCGAGCCTCAACCACCAACTGTGGCAGAATTAAATGACACATATTTGCCAACGCTGAATCAATTAAAAAGTGTAAGTGACACAATAGTTTTTAATCCAGGAGAGTATGTGCTGTTGTTTGGTAAAGGAGCTGAAACATCTCTGCAGGCAACATTTAAAGTTGTAAAAAATAAAGCAACAGCAGTGTCAGATAATCAAATCAAGTCTAATTTGATCGAAGCAATCAATGATTATTTCACTTTGGCTTTATGGGATTTCGGCGACACATTTTACTTTACAGAATTAGCGGCATACTTGCACAATGTATTGGCACCAGATGTGTTGAGTATTGTGATTGTACCAGCAAGTGCAACAACTTCATTTGGATCATTGTTTGAAATTACTGTGGATGGCCATCAATTGCCTATTTCATCTGCCACAGTTGATAATGTTCAGATAATATCATCTAACACAGCAGAACAACTTAAATCAACAGGCACTGTGGTATCATCAACTACCGGAGCGGCTGTCACAGGTGCAAGTGCAACTGCTACTACATCGGTGAATTCAACCATCACATCAGGATCATCAGGCTCAGGATATTATTAAGATGGGTAAGAGCACACGCAAATCGCAAACTCTGTTACCTGAAGTCTTCCAAACCAATAAAAACAAAGACTTTTTAACAGCCACTTTGGATCAGTTAATTGAGCCTACCAAAACACAGAAGTTATCATCTTACATAGGTCATACAACAATTCCTTCCTACAAGGCAACGGATGGGTATGTGCCAGAACTTACTGATGACAGAACCAATTATCAGTTAGAGCCAGCAACACTTTACAAATCTAATGGAATAGATGTTGATTTTGCGGCTCCTTACATTGATGTAATCAACGATATTGAAGCACAAGGTGGTTCAAAAATTAAACACGACAGATTGTTATCAAATCAAACATACTCTTATGCTCCACCTATTGACCATGACAAATTTGTAAACTATAGAGAATACTTTTGGATAGCACAAGGATTGTCACCAATTGTATTGCAACCAGGCACACCTGGGGCAACTATTGAATTTGATGTAAAAAATAATTACAGTGGTGCATATGTGTTCAGTCACAAGACTGCAAACAACCCTGATATTATTGTGTACAAAGGCAACACATACAAATTTAATGTAGCTGCATCAGGACATCCATTTTTAATTAAGTCACAGTACGGTACTGGTACTCAAGACAAGTTGGAAGAACCTATGGTTGAAAACAATGGGGCAGACAATGGTACAGTCACATTGAATGTTCCAGCAAGTGATTCAAGCACACAATATCCTACAATAATTTTTTATCATTGTCAGAATCATACCGGAATGAAAGGTAGAATTATTATTAGAGATCTTGATGATGAAGATTTTGATCCTGAAGAAAATTTAATAGGTACAACATCATTTACGGATTACACTGGGTTGAAGTTGACAAACGGATTGCCTATCAGAATAGGTAATGACGTAACAGAAACATATAAAAACAAAACTTATTATGTAGAAGGTGTAGGCACATCAACTACACTGACACTGGAAAGTGAAATTAGAACATATGGCACATGGGCAGAAGAAATAGGTGCAATTTTCGATGCAGCTGGCACTGAAGGATTTGATACAGGAGGCTGGGATAATTCAACCGGTCAATTGGTTGCTGTTGATTATTGGACCATAAACAGATCAGCACGTGACAGAAATGCTTGGTCAAGATCAAACAGATGGTTCCACAAAGATGTAATCGCACTTTGCAACTCAAAAAATAACTATGCTATTCCAATTTCAGAAAATCAAAGAGCAAAGAGACCTATCATAGAATTTGAAGCAGGCTTGAATTTATACAATCATGGATATACTCATAGACTAGTTGATGTTGTTGACACGCAGGTCACTGATGCTCTGTCACTTGTAAGTGGAACTTTAGGATTTATTTCAGATGGCACTGTGTTGCGTGAGAATGATCTAGTTGTGTTTACACAAGATGAACAGCAGAAAAATAAAATTTTCCAGGTTAAATTTTATGAATTAGGAGATTCCACTGCAGGCAATCCTAGTAGACTACATTTACAAATTGTAGATGATTCTACAGCGATAGCAGATGGAACCTCTGTCGTAGGCACACGTGGTAATAATCAAGGAATATCTTATCATTATTCATCAGCTGATTACAAATGGACCAAATCACAACAAAAGACAAGTGTGCAACAAAAACCTTTATTTGATGTGTTTACAGATGCACAAATATCATTATCTAATTTAGATACATTTATTTCTACAGACTTTGTAGGATCCACTGTGTTTGAAATCAACACTGATGATTCGCAAGGTACACCTGACACTGTGTATGGTACAAATGTGATATATTCACGATTAGGATTGTTGAGTGACATGCAAGTGAATGACACTTTCAACACAGACACTATCACTTATGTGCAAGGTACAGCTCCAGTATCTGAAAACATAAAATCATATTATCTAAGGAAAACAAATCAATTTGGGGAACAAGAATTAGTTACAAATTACAGAATTACCAAAGCAGACGGCAAACAACGAGTGGTAGAACAATATGTTGCTACTGCGGATCAAAATCAATTTGAAGTAGAATCTTATCAGAATCCAAACTCGCTTACTGATCTAACATTATTAGTGTTTGTAAATGGAATAAAAACAACAGCATATACCACAGTGGCAGGTGTGCAAGACAAATTGTTTGTAAAATTAGATACAGTATCTACACAAGATGACATAGTAACAATCAAATCACATTCGACAGTTGGTATCAGAACTTTGAATGGATATTATGAAGTTGCACCTGCGGCACAAAATAATCCATTGAATGAAAGTGTTGGCACATTAACAATAGGCGATTATGCAAAACATTGGTATTCTGCTTTAGAAGAAGTAGATGCATTAACAGGAACCATAGTCGGAGCAAATAATTCACGTGACATAAAAGAAATAATTCAACGTGGAACGAAAATTGTACAACATGAAGGCAGTATGCCTTTGGCTTCTTTATTCTTACGTGATGACACAGTCAATATTGTAGAATCCTGGAGAAAGACAGGTGTAGATTACGAACAATTCAAAGCTAACATTTTGAGAAAAGCAGAAACACTTGTAATGACAGAATCTGCATCAAAAAATCTTGATATTATTTTAGATGAAATTAATGCAAACAAAAATTCTAGTTTTGCTTATTATGATTCAGACATGATTGCATATGGTGGCGACAAGACAATATTGTCATACACAGTGGTTGATCCTGCAGTCACTTTATATCCTATTACATCTGCATTTGATCTTACTGCATTATCTCAAAAAGCACTTTACATATATGTCAATGGCACACAATTGGTACATGGGCGTGATTATGAATTTATTGGCCTTGACGATTCTGCAAACTTTATAGGTTTTGAAATTAAATCTGCTCTAGCAACTGATGATAAAATCACTGTAGATGAGCATGACACAACAAATGGATCTTTTGTACCTGCGACACCTAGTAAACTAGGACTAGCTCCAGCATACGAACCAACTCTAGAACATGATGATATCTATCTTAATGAAGATTCGTCAACAGGTGGATTATTAACTATCAAAGGACATGATGGAAGCAGAACTATTGGATTTGGTGACTTTAGAGATGATATCTTATTAGAGTTTGAAAAAAGAATATACAACAATATAAAAATTACTCATAATCCTGAAGCAATTGAATTTTCTTATGGTAGATTCAAAACTAATTCTTACACTCGTACAGAAGTAATCAATGCATATGCACGTGATTTTTATTATTGGACTGGTACAAACGGGATAGACTATGTGTCCAACGATGTTTACCAAAATGGTGAACCATTCACATGGAACTATTCAGACTATTCAAAAACAATCAACAGAACAACAGACAGTGATCCATTACCTGGACATTGGCGTGGTGTGTATTTGGAATATTTTGATACTGTTTCTCCACACTCTACTCCATGGGAAATGTTTGGCTTTGGAGCAAAACCTAGTTGGTGGGATGATAGATATGGACCAGCACCATACACAAGAGGCAACAATGTTTTATGGAACGATGTAGCAAGAGGCACAATAGCACTTGGTGACAGAAAAGGTACATATAACAAATACAAACGTTCCGATGTGTATTCTGTAATCCCTGTAAGCGAAAATGGAGACTTAGTTGCTCCACCTAATGCTGGATTGTTGACCGACGATACTATCAACTCTCTCAACCTATCACGCAAATGGTCATATGGTGATATGGGACCAGCTGAATGGGCATGGCGTTCATCGTCATCATGGAGATTTGCTGAACAAATAGCAAAATTTTTAGCACACCCTGTAAAGTATGCAGGAGTATTTTTTGACATATCAAGGAATACTACAAATGCAGTTGGACAAAACATTTACAACAATCAATACAGACAGTCGCCATCAAATTATGTGCTTCCATCAACGGCCCAAACTGCAGGTTATATTAATGTAATTTACGATTATGTAAAATCACAAGGGTTAACTAGCACAGCACTAGAAGTAAGATTACAAAATCTAAGTGTACAGTTGGTTTACAAACTAGCAGGATATTCCAACAAACAAAATTTAGAAGTTAAACTTTCTTCATCTTCTCCTTTGTCGTCAAACCAATCAGTGTTTACTCCAAAAGAAAACTACAATTTGATATTACATAAATCTGCTCCAACTTCTGTGTCTAACTATTCAGGTGTAATTGTTGAAAAATCAACAAACGGATACAAGGTAAGTGGATATTCAAACTTTAATCGTGCATTCAAAATTAATGCTCCTATCACCACACGTGATGCCAGTGTTATTGCAGTAGGACAGACCACTGACTCATTTTCAGAATGGCAACCTGGAGGTTCTTATGCAAAAGGATGGATCGTAAGAAATGCGGGAATATTTTACAGAGCATTGAATGCCGTAGCATCTGGAGATACTTTCGAAGAAAGCAATTGGTCAGAAATAGGACCAGTGCTACCACTCAAAGGCGGAGTCAGTGTAAAGAAATTTTCTAACTATCACACAAACATTACCACAGTGCCATATGGTACAGAATACACCAGTGTGCAAGATCTTGCAAATTTTGTGTACGGATACGATCAATATTTGCAAAGTATAGGATTTGTATTTGATGAATATTCAACTGATTTAGAATTAACAATGGATTGGGATTTGTCAGTCAAAGAAATTTTATTTTGGACTACACAGAACTGGTCAAACGGTTCGGTCTTGTCTGTATCACCTGCTAGTTCACAATTGACACATGTAAGACCTGCATCGATAGGTGACGATCTAGTACAAGGTGATAGATTTTACACTGTATTACAACAAGATGGATTGCCTATTATTCCTAAAAATTTAAGAGTAAGCAGAGCAGATGGACAATTAGTAATTGGCACTAATCCTAACGAAGATGGAATCTACAATGCTGATATCCGTACAGTGCAAAAAGAACATTTATTAGTGCTTGATAATTTGACATCGTTCAAAGATGTCATTTATGATATTGAACTAGGTGCAAGACAAGAAAGATTAAAATTAGTAGGATTCAAAACAGCAGACTGGCAAGGAGATTTATATTCACCTGGTTTTATTATTGACAGAGCACAAATATCGGATTGGGAACAATACAAAGATTATAAAATTGGTGACGTAGTAACGTATCAAGGAAACACTTATGTTGCAAAAAATAGTCATACATCTACAAATAATTTTGATGCTTTACAATTTGCAATTAAGACTACTCCTGTTCCTGACATAATCAATAACTTAGATAACAAGGCCGAATCGTTTAGAGATTTTTATTCTTTGGATACAGAAAATTTTGATGCTGAACAACAAAAATATGCACAGCACTTGATAGGATATCAAAAACGTGATTATCTAGTAAATTTGGGGTTTGAAGAAGCAACACAATATAAATTGTATCAAGGATTTATTCGAGACAAAGGCACAAATCAAATTATAGATAAAATTACATTGCCTACACAATTTGGTCAAAACGCAACATTCTCTCTGTTTGAGGATTGGATGATAAGGATTGGAGAATATGGTGGACACAGAACAAAAAATCAATACGCATGGCCAGTAAGCGGTGAAAATCACACAGAGCTTCAGCATGTATATCAGATCACAGATGCAAGTAAAGATGATACTGGTGTGGTGTTGAATGTTGCTAATAATGAATTCAATAAACGTCCTTATGAAATTCCAGCAGAAAAATTTACTGCTTACTCATATGACAGTTCAAATTATCCTAGTAATATATTCAAAATGGGTACAGCAGGATACCCTCAAGTTGAGCAAGTAGACTTCACAGTGTGGAATACCACTGACATGACTACACTTGATGTTGAAACGTTCAAAGAAGGAACCACAATTTGGATTGCAAACACACCTACAGGAGATTGGGATGTTAGACGTGTAAATTTAACTAACAATTCAATTTTGTCTTACACCCAATTTGACAATAAAGTGCAATTTACTACAACTGAACAACATGGATTGAATGCCGGTGACTTTATTGCAATATTAAACTTTGGAACACAAGCAGACGGGGTGTACGAAATATCTTTACCTCTTGATTCTACTGACACTGCATATAAATTTACAATCACTTTTGAAGGTACTCTAGATAGTTCAAGTCTGGACGGAGACCTTGCTAAAATTCAAACTATTCGAACTGCCGACATTGATAATTTGCAGGACATTACACCTATCAAAGGATGGCAAACCGGGGATTATGTTTATGTGGACAATGCATATGAAACCAATGGCGGCAGTTGGAAAGTGTGGCAACGTGATTCACTAGGAGTGTTTACTTTTGAAGATGCACTAGGAATCAACACTGATCTTGCTGACAAGAAAAATGATAATGAAGAATTTGGTGCAAACTTGGCACTATCAACAGACACAAAATTTCTTGCAGTGACGGCAAAAGGTGCAGAAAGAATATTGATATACAATAGACCAAAAGCATCTGATGATATATCTATGTACACACAGATTGTTCCTGGCATTAAAAATACTGCTGGAGATGATGAATTTGGCACATCAGTGGCAATTTCCGATGATGGTGGAATAGTTTTAGTAGGTGCTCCAAACACTGAAGATATTGTAAAAATGACAGCACCTGGTCCTTCACAAGACAGCACTAGATCATTTGCTAGGGGACAAAATGTAATAGGTGGCGACACTGGAGCAACTGGTACAGTGATGCGTTACGAAGAGGGCACAACGCAAGACATATTCTACGTAAAAGTAACCAGTGGCACTGACTTTGATGACAGCACATTAAATGCTAATGACTCATCATCAGTATCAATTATTGACAAAGTAATTACAGATGGTAATAGAACTGCACAAGGCACAGTGAATGTGATTACGCAAGACACTAATAAACAGTTTGCTATATCGGCTAACCTTGTTTCGCCTAACATTAAATCAGGAGAACGTTTTGGAGAAACAGTTGGCATATCAGGTGATGGAGAATGGATAGTAGTTGGTGCACCAGGAGGTCCAAATGACTCAACACTTGCTGATCAAGGACAAGTTTATGTATTCAAAAGAGGTGTGTCGGATTCATCAGGATTGGCTCAATACGAGCATTGGCAAACTCTAACACCTAACACACTATCGCAAGTAGGAGCAAGATTTGGTGAAACATTACAAATATCCAATGATGGTTCTGTAATTGCTGTTGGAGTAAAACTATATGACGACAGCACATTAGCAGATCAAGGTATTGTGTTTGTGTGGAAAAAGTCTGGGGCAACATATATTGAAGTAGAAAACTTAAGGCAAGACACCGCTCAAGCAAATACAAAATTTGGTACATCAATACAATTGAGTGCAGATGGAACAGATTTATTAAT